AGTTCGTCGCGCTGATCGTTCCGAATGTTTTTGTGACCATGTCGATGGCATAGCTTGTCGATGTCCCATCGACGATGACGATGACAAGGCCATTGTCCGAAAAGATCACCGGGTTCAGGCCGAGTGGGATCGTCCCGAGCGATGTCCAGGTGTAGGTAGACGAGACGAAAAATACCGTGCTGCTGGCTGGCCCATTGGTGACGACGTAGAGATCACCGTTAGTCGCACGATAGGACGCACGCTGGCGACCGATGATCGGCGACTGCGAGACCTTTCGTAGCCCTGGCGTCGGATAGTGTGTCACCGGGACCGGCGGCTGGCCCTCAGGTGGATTCGCCTCGGGGTACAAATTTATGCTGCGCTGCGCAGCCGAAATCAGGCTCCGAGACTGATACGCCCCGCCGAGAAGATTGACGCGCGCCATCAGCCAGCATCCTGAAACAGCCAATGAGGCGCATCGTCGATCCACACATCAACGTGGATGTTGTTCTCGGCGGCATACCGAGCCTTCGCCTTTCGACCCGTGAAATAAACCTGCACCGGGATATCTGGCACTTCCGAGGGGTGCCTCATTGTGATGCAGAAGACCTCATGACCTGATGCCTTTGCCTGCTCGATGAACACGTTCCAGAGATCAGGCGCGCGGTTGTACGTGCCGTCGTAGTCGAGGCAAAAGCGCATCAATTATTGTCCGAAAATATATTGTAAGGCCGACGTGCGCCAAGCAGAGCACCCGGCAATCGCAGCGTCGGGATCTGCGCATTGGCGTTCTTGATCGTGTTCAGCGCCAGTTTGGCCAAGCCGTTCAAACCAGCATCGGGAGCGAGCTGGTAGGCCACGCGAAGGCGAACACTGAGGTTTAACCGCATCGCCTCCTCATATTCCGGAGGCAGATTGAAGACGTCCGATAGGTTGGTGAACGACTGCAGCGTTGCCTTGATCGACAGGTGTATTTCATAGACGTTCGACGGAACAGGCCAGATGAAGACGTTGCCGAGCGGCCAGCCGGAATCGTAGAACAGGATCTGAGGAAACCCGGCCATCGCCTTGAGGGCAATGCGATTATACTCTTCGCGGGCGTAGAGGACGTCGAGCGGATAGTCGACGAGATTGCCGGGAACGCCTGCGGTCTGGCGAAAGAATGCCGCCTCGATCTGCGCCTGCCGTGTCGTCGGAATATCGCCACCGAGCCCGAGCGAATAGGACAGTGCTCCGGTTGCCTGGAACACGACGTCAACGAGATGATAGACGAGCCAACGCCGTTGCGCCCATTGGGCAATCATCGAATTCAGCCGCGTCAGGCCGTCGTTGATATCTTCGGCTGCCGGAGTTTGCCCGACGCCATTGATCCCGGCATCCTTGAGCGCCAGCGTAATCAGATCGCGTGCCGTGCTCATGGGTTTTTCCTCGGGCGACCGCCCTTGTTCTTCACCGGCTCAGTAGGTTTTTCAGCCTTCCACGCCTCAAGCTTTTCCATGTGCTCCGTCTCGTCCTCGACAAGGTGAAACTTGCCGGTTACCGGGTGATAGAGAGCCATGGGATAGAGCTGGAATTCGCTCATGCCTGCGGTTCAGCCGCCGGTTCGACAGATGCTTCAGTAGCGACGGGCTCTGGCGCTGGTTCCGGTGTCGGCTCTGGCGCTGGGTCAGCGGTAGGCTCCGGTGCGAGATTGGCAACCGGGTCCTGATCGACCTTCACGGCCAAAGGATTGGGCAGATCCACGGCATCGACCGGGATGCTTTCGCCCCATTCGGCCCACTGTGCGTCTTCGGCGTCCTTGCTGCCGACCGTGGCAAACTTGCCTGCGGACGAGTACAACGCCTTCGGATATTCGATGAAATCGCTCATTCGTCTGCTCCTGGGAGGTTGACCTTGAAGACGGGAGGCTTGCGTGCCGGTTCCGTCGTGATCGGAGGAGGGGTTTTGCCGTAGCGGACATCCATTTGCGCCGAGCCCCATTCAGGACCGAGCGACAATTCCTCGAATTCACTCAGCACACGGCGCATTTGGCCGGTGATGGCGTGATAGAGGAGCTTTGGATATCCAGCATGGCGGGAGAGCGCCGGACGGCGCCCTACCCTTGGTTTGGACTGATCAGTCATCTAATCAAATCCTCACCTGTGTCGCCTGCCCTCCAGCGAGAGCGCAGCGTTTGCTTGTTGATGCCGTAGGTTTCGGCCAGCACCGTCAGAGAGACTTCTTGGCCACGGAACATCACCTTGAGTGTGCTACGTTTATTACGAGGCTGAAAGCTTTGTGAAATCCACTTGCAGTTTCCGGCCTCGTAATTGCCGTCGTTGTTGACGCGCTCAATCGTCAGGCCTTTGACCCAAGTGGGGAGCATGTCGTCGACGAAGTTTTGGAAGGTCATCCATCGTTCGCAGACAGTGATACCTCTTGCACCATAATGTTCATAAACCGGGTTCTTTGGGTTGAAGCATCGCTGCTTCATGTTCGTCCAAGCATCGTAAAGTTGATGCTTGGTCATCCCATGGGTACGTTTCCCAGCATTGCGCTGCTCAAGCCCGAAGCATCCACAAGAAGTAGTGTTACCGGTATTCAGCGATTGATAAGGAACAACCGAATTGTTCCCGCACTCACATATGCAATGCCAGTAAGGCTTCATTCCGTCACTATGGGAAAAACCAAGCACACGAAGACGCCCGTAGACGTTCCCTTTGATATCTTTCCGCTGAGATGCGTTAGAGCAATCTCTGCAAGCCGACTGGCCTCGGCGAAGGTTTGAGGCCGCTACGGTCAGAATCTCACCGCATTTGCATTCACAAACCCACGATGAGCCAGATTTAGTTGCTGGCCCTCTTCTCTTAACGAGGAGAGAACCAAAAATTTCACCCGTTCTATCGATTAATTCAGCCATTAGACGCTCCTATCGGCGGCACTTGAATTCTATCGCCGATAGGATATTAGTAGCCAAATAAAGTCAATACTAACGGAATGTTTTATTGGACCTCATGGTACATCCGCAAGTATAACTCCCCATTCGGGTCTTAGGTAGGTAAAGCCGTAAATCACATCGAGGCGGGTACCGAGCTGGTCCGTCCCGATCTGGTAGGCAGTGACCATGCGCATCGAAATGCCCTGGTAGGTCTTGCGAGCGGCTTCATGGACGCCCTTCGGGATAACAAGGTCGGCCGTTGCCATCGTGATAGCTTCAGGAGCATACGCGATGTTCTTGGCAAAGACTTCGCTCGGCAGGCTTGTGAGCCGAACCTGTGCGCCGTTGGCCGGGGATGCGTCAACGGTCTGGTACTGCACAGCGTTGCCACCGACAGCCGGGATGAGAGCCGGGTAGACCGAGATCGAGGTGCCACCAGTTGCCACAGCCGCCGTCACGACGAACTGGCGAAGCTTGGCATTGGAGAGCTTCGTCAGGCGGTTGACAGAGTTGACGCCATCGATGGTGATGATGTCGCCGGCATTGATCGTGCCGGTGATGGCATTGACCGTGACGGTAGAGCCAGACTGGCCAGCGCCGTTGACCGTGCCGCCGGCCGAAAACGTGCCGGTCACATGGTTGATAACGGTCTGGTCCATGTAGAAGTCGAAGCCGAGAGCCGACTTCATTTCACCGGACATGTACTGCTCGCCGATATTCGGGGTCGGGTTGAACAGACCGGAGAGCGTACCGACGAGGTTTGCTTCGGTGCCGGGGCCTTGCACCAACTTGCGGCGCGGAACCTGAGGTGTGGAATTCTGCTCAAGAAGAGCCTTGGCCTTCAGGACTGTATTGGAGGTGGGGGAGATGATATTGCCGGAACCATCCGTGTTGGACACGAAGTTGCAGATACCGGTGTCAGCGCCGGACATGACATCGGCTGCAACGCCGGCTGCCAGGTTGTTCATCATCGGCATGAGGATGCGCGAGGAATACTCCTCCAACTTCAGGGTGCGTTCAGCGGTCGAGAACGACACGTCGACGCCGATCTGGGTCTGAAGCTTGAGGGAGGTGAACTTTTCAGCCGTATCTTGGGCGGAGAAGGCTGTGCCTTTACGAATGGTGTAGTCATTCGGATAGCGGATGCGGAGTGCATCGCCGATCTTGGCGCCGTCGATGGCGAACTGATCGTCGTACTGCGTGTCGATGTTCTGGATGAACATGTTGCTGTTCTTGAACAAGGCAACAGCGGCCTTGGTGATCATGTCGATCGTGAGAATTGCATTGGCCATAACTTTGGGCTCCATGAGCGCACTGGGCGCATCGGGTTGCGATCACGCAGTCCTTTCACTGCGAGGTTCTGCGGAGCCCGGAGCCGCGGTATCAGTGCTGGGCGGAACCCGGTTTTACGTCCCGGTAGACTGGAGCCCGAGGTATGCCTCTCGGTCGGCTCATGCGGAGAAGGGAGCGCCGTTAAGCGCTTCCCTGAGGTGTTAGCCGCGGCCCCTCATCATCTTCAGGAAGGCGGGGCCGAATTCTTCCATCGGCGTGTTCGGATCGTCGAGCTTGTTGGCGCTGCGTGCGCCGCCGTTGACCGGGTCGACGGGAGGCGGAACCTTGGAAAGGGTTTTCGGTGTCGCTGGCTTGCCGAGCTTTTCGGAGAGCTTCGTGAGTTCCAGCGCCATCTTGATCTGAGGCAGGTTGAGGATGCGGTGGGCTTCCTCCGGGTTATCTGCAAGAGCCGCAATCACCTTGTGGCCGTCCGTGACAATCTCCGGGTCGGTGATGAGGCTCATGAACGACGGCAGGTTCCGTTCGCCGATGTCGGCAACCAGATTGCACTTCGCAGCGAATGCCTTGGTTTCGAATTCCTTCTCGCCGGCACTGATCATTGCGTCACGACGAGCCTCGAAGGCACGTTGATCGACGATCTGAGCGGCACGGCGCTCTACGGCGTCGTCGGACGTTGCTGCCGGCACTGGTTGATGCACTGGAGCGGCTTCCGAGGTTTCGGCAGGCTTTGTGCCCTTGAGCGTGGCAATCTCCGCCAGCGCCTCGTCTAGCTTGCGCTGTGCTTCGCGCTTTTCGAACGTCAGTTCGCCGAAGCGCTTTTCGTAGAACGTCTGCTTCGGCTTTTCGGTTTTGACTTCTTCGGTGGGCTCAATCGCTGCCGGTTGCTGTTCGCCGCCTTCGTTGCCTTCACCGGATTCGGTATGGAGTTCTTCATTGCCCTGCTCCGGTGCAGCGTCGTTTCCCGGAATTTCCGCAGTTACGCTTTCGGCGCCAGGCTGCGTGCCCAGTTCGTTTTCGTCTGGCATGTGATCACCTTGTTAGGGGTAGCCCGGTGAGACGCACCGGTACGAGCCACGGATGCCCGCCGTGTCGGGATAGAAAATTGTCCCAGCGCATTGCTACGCTGCCCTTACAAGGGGCTGATCGAGCGGGACTCCCCGTTGGCTCTGGATGTGAAAAGTGTTGAGAAGCTGTCCGGGCTGGACTTGCACCAGCATCCCCTGCGGCCTTTCGGCCGACGCTCTCCTAACGCTGCAGCGCATGAGCTTCTTCGGACCAGACTTCTCAACTCTGTGAAGTTATCACTGTCTCGCGTCGATCTCAATGCAGTGCGGATACCGCTCTGGGTCATAGGCGAGCGACTGGATAGGATCTTCTTCGTCAAGGCGCTCTGCCAAGTCTGGACGATGACCGACAACGATTGCCACAATCTTGAGACGGCCTAACTCGCTATCCCAAACCTCATCGCCAATCTTGATCACTTGGACGCCTTCCCACAAAGCCCGCTCATTTTCGCGGCCTGCTCCTTCGCCATCTTCTGGACGTCGGACATGAGCTTTTTGTCCTTCTTCAGCTCCTCGGCCCGCATGAGAGTCCTCATGGCATCTTCGGTCCGGTAGCGCTGATCATCGTATGCGACCGGCGATGATGCCTTGGTGGCAGATTTCACAGGCTTCTTCATCACTCATCCTCTCCGGACATCGATGGCGCCAAAATCATTCCGATGAAGAGAAACCATCCCCATCCATCTTTGCCATTCAGAGCCAACGCCCCGGCTTCGGCTATGCATGCCACTGTTGCCAAGCACCGGCCAATCACGATCAACGAGATATCCTTCACATCAACCTCCCCAACGTGAGCCCCGGCGTGCGCAGGTTACTGCGACGGTTGAACTCGAGAATAGCCTCGCAAATCTGTTCCTTGTTCTCGGCCGGGATTCCTGCCTGACCGAGCACCATCGACAGCGCCTGGATCGCGTGATTGACATGCGACTTCCAATGGCGGCGGATGAAATAGCGCTGCGAGCCGGCCGATGCGCGAAACTGATCGGAGCGGTTCTGC